CGCGGGTGCGCTTGGCGATGGCGTAGGCGATGAGGCAGTCGGCCATCTTGCCGCGCAGGTGCGGCGGGACGAGTTCGCTGGCGGCGAACATCTTGGCGACGCGCTGCGAATGCTCGAAATGCGCCGGGGCGAGCGGATCGTAGTCCGTCGAGACGGCGGGCAGGTTCACGATGTTGGTGGCGTCGGTCGTCATGCGACGTACTCCCTCTGGATGCTGGCTGCGATCTCGTTGGCCGCCCAGGGCGGGAGGCCGATTTCGAGAACACCGACGGTGTAACCCGGCCAGTCGCCCGAAGCAACGCTTTTCGCGAAACGGCGCAGGATCTGGCGCAGCTGCTGGTCGGCGGCGCTGGCGGCGTCGGCGGACAGGGCGGCGACGTAGCCGAGATGCGGGGCCTGCGAGCCGACCACCATGAAGGCGTGGCTCGGGCGCTGGACGCCGAGCAGCCCGGCGACGAGGCGGAACATCGCGTCGCCCAGGTCGTACCTGAGGTACGCGCAGGTGAGCCGCCATGCCGACGGAGCGGGGTTCGCGGTGGTCTTGAGGTTCACCGCCAGACCGGCGCGGGAGATGTAGAGGTCGGGGCGGCACAGAAGCGTCAGGCCAGTTTCCTCGTCTTTCGCGACCATCGTGACCTCGGCCCTGCCGCCGGCCTCGAGGAGGCGGCGGGCGTCGGGCTGGGCCATGAGCGCGTCGCGCATCGAGATGATCTGCATGTGCTGGTCGAAACTGATGATCGACCTGCCCTCCTGCGCGTCGCGCCACGCCTTGCCCTCGCGCGTCGAGAAGTTGAGGCCCTCGGGCTTCACGGCGTAGCGGTCGTGGAAGGCGTCGGCGCCCTCCAGGATGTAGCAGTGCGCGGCGGTGCCGAGCGTCATCGCGGGCGTGCTGTCCGACTGGATGCGCGCCGGGTTGCCGCGCCAGAAGGCGAAGGCGTGGGCCGGGCATTCGGTCTCGTAGTTTACGAGGTCGCTGCCGCTCACCGCCGGTGCCGGGATGCCGGTGCCGGACAGGTAGGTGGCGAAGTCGATGTCGTGGTGGATGCCTTCATCGATCATTGGTCGTTTCCTTCTTCATCTGGCGGTGGACCCAGCCGCGGAGCGCGGCGAGGCGGGACTGCTTCTTGCCGCGCGGGGCGTGGGCCGCGCGCTTGATCATGCTGCGGTAGACGCGCAACAGCTTGCGGCGTTCGCTGGTCATCGCTTGCCCTCCATCGCGGCGAGCTGGTGCTCCAGCGCGGCGATGCGCTGGTGCGCGAGCAGGTAGTCAAGCGTCTCGGGGTTGAGGTCGCGGGCCAGTTCGACGCGCAGCTGGATGCGCGCGCGGAGCGTCGCCGGGGTGTCCGGCAACGCGCGGACGGCGGGGAGGGGGCGGGTCATGCGGCCTCCAGCGGCTGCTCGCTCAACACGCGGTCGAGCGCGTCGCGCAGGCGCTGCGCGTCGTTGGGGTCGAGGCGGATGGTCAGGCTGTCGATCTCGACGATCACGCGGCGAAACTTTTCGCCGGGCTCGAAGGCACAAGCATAGGACCGCGCGGCGACCTTCTGCGTGCGCATGTAGGCGATATCGATGTCGCGGATCATGCCAGCACCATGATCAGCGCGAGGATGATGCCCATAAGGGCGGGGGCGAGGAGGCCGCGCATCACTCGGCGTCCATTTCGTTGCGGATCTCGCGCTCGGTCATGTACGCGAACTCGTCCGTGATCAACTCGCCGGCCTCCATTGCGGTCTTGCAGTCGGCCTCCCACTGGATCTCGCTGTCCTCGCTGCCGCAGCCGATGCGGGCGTGCTGGGCGACGAGAACGTCGCGCAGGCGCTCCATCGCCGCCTGCACATCGTAAGCCGCGCGCAGTTTGGCGCTGCGAATGACGCTCAGCGCATCCTCGCACTCGTCGAGGAAGCCCACGCTGCGGATGTGCGTCTCGCCGCGGTCGGTGGTGTCGGTCATGTTCATGTTCGTCTCCCCGGTTGCGTCGCCAACGCGGCGACAGGGCAAACATACACCAGTGGTGCAGGCCGTCAACAGGTTCGTGCAAATAGTCTGCTTGACCTATACACGCGGGGTGTAGTAGCCGTGGCGACATGAACCTGACCCAGTTCCTCGCCGCCATCGGCGGCACTCTCGCGGCGGCTCGCGCATTCTCGACCTCGCCGCAGGCCATCAGCAACTGGAAGCGGCGGCAGCGGCTTCCGGCGGCGCGCCAGCTCCAGGCGCTGCAGATCGCGCGCAAGCGGCGCCTGCGGTTCGACCCGCAGGCGGCCACGCAGCCCGAGGCGCGGCGATGAACCGGATCACCGCGATCGAGCAGGTCACCAACGCCCTGCGCGTTGCCGGAGGTAGGGCGACGACCTCGGATCTCTGCGCGGCGTTGTCGCATATGGACCGCGCGGCGGTTTTCGGCTCGCTGGCGCATCTCAAGCGGCGACGCATCGTGGACAGCAACTACGTCCCGACCCGCCCGCCGGAAACCGGCTGGACATACTGGTTTGCGTCGATGAAGCCGGTACGCGGCTCGCGTTATCGGGCGGCGGTCTCGGCTGGCTTCACCCGCGTGATCTGTGAGTGGATGGACGCCCAGGGCGGCGAGGCCAGCATCGAGGCGTGGCGGGCGTGGATCGCGGGCATACAGAACCGCATCCGCCTCAACAGCGCGATCCACTCGCTTCGCAAGCGCGGCCTAGCCGAGTGGGGAGACGACCGCGTCGCGCTTACGCCAGAGGGCCACAAGGCACTCACGCTCGGTCGCAAGGTCGCGCCATACCCTCCGCAGCTGCAGGATTTCGAGGACGGCGAGCCAGTCGAAGCGCAGCCATCCACCGATCCCGAGCAGAGCGTCGAACGCGCCGAGCGCCTCTGGCCGCGCCTCATGGCCGGTCGGCGCTTCGAGGACATCCCGGCGCACATGATCCGCCCGCTGAAGGTGCTGCGCTGGACGCCGCGCGTCGAGGCGCGGAGCCTGACGGGGTCGAGCGGTGCCATGCTGGCGGAAAGCCGCAGCTCGATTGGAACGACGCCATGAAGCGCAAATGGCAGGGCATCATCCTGGGCGAGCCGGTGTCCAAGGCCAACAGCCGCCGGATCGTGCGGTTCGGCACGAAGCTGCGCGTCATCAAGTCCGAGAAGGGGCTGGCCTACGTCGAGGCCGTCGCGCGGCAGGTGCCGGAGTTGCCGCTCGATTGCCAGCTGCTGTCGCCCATTCGGCTTACCGCGCACATCTACTATTCCAGCAACAGGCCGGACCTCGATCCGAGCCTGCTGCTGGATGCACTGCAGGGCCGCATCTACCGCAACGACCGCGCGGTGCGGGAAATGCACCTGTATCACCACCTCGATCGCACGACGCCGCGCGCCGAGGTCTACCTAGAGGAGATCGACGAATGACCGGCATCAACGACGACCTGACGAGCTACGCCGACCGCCTGACCCGCTTGCTCGACGCCGCCGACGAGGCGCGCGAGGACATCAAGCAGCTGCGCGTCGAGATCAAGTCCGCGGGCTACGACCCCGCTGCGCTGGTGCGCGTGGTGCAGCTGCGCCGCGACGAGCGCAAGCGCGCCAAGGAGCAGGAGCGGCTGCAGGCGGTCGTGCTCTACGCTGATCGGCTCGGGGTGCAGTTGCCCCTCGCGCTCTAGAAACCGGCCAGGCCCTCCCTTGCCGTCGCCGGCGGGCGGCGGAACCTAAAACCGATCCAGCGCGAGTTGCGACGCGTCAACAGGACCCTGGCCGGGTCGTTTACCTGATGGATCGGACCCGCCAACAAACCGGAGGAGGACGACATGGTTCTGGGCTGGATCGACTGCATTGCCATCGCGATCATCGTGGCGTTCGTGCTTGACTTGAAACGCTGACGACCCGCACAAATGACGAGCCCCGGCCTGTTGCAAGCAGACCGGGGCTCAGCGGACCACCCAACTGGTCCGGCCACAATGGCATCGCGAACCTATCGCGCGCGCTCGGCCGGATCAACCTGTGAAAGGACGATCATGGCCGGAAGACCGACAACCTGGATGCCGCTGTACGTCGCGGACTACCTCGCGGACACGGCGCACCTGACAGCCGCGCAGAGCGGCGCATACCTGCACCTCATCATGGCCTACTGGCGCGCGGGCGGGCCTCTGCGGCTGGACGACGGCGCGCTTGCCCGCACGGCTCGCATGACGCCGACCGAGTGGTCCGAGGCAGCCGGGGTCGTGCTGGCGTTCTTTCGGCAGGAAGATGGTGCGCTGCACCATGGCCGGATCGAGCACGAACTGGCCGAGGCCGCCGCGATGTACGAGGCCCGCCGCAAGCGCACCGAAGCGGCGACCGCAGCGAGGGCTGCGCGCAACGTAACGAACAACGTTACGTCGGACGTAACGAACAACGTTACGTTGACACAACCACAGAGACAACCACAACCACCCTTTCCTATGGAAAGAGATACCGTAGAAGTCCCTCTTAGTTCTGGGGGGTCTGGGGGGACGCGCGCTGCGCGCGCCGACCGCGGGACGCGCCTGGCGGCGGACTGGGCTCCGACGGAGGATGACCGCGGGTTCGCGGCCAGCCTTGGCGTCGCGGTCGAGCGCGAGGCGGCGTCGTTCCGCGATTACTGGACGAGCAAGCCCGGCGCGGACGGGCGAAAGACGAATTGGTCGGCAACCTGGCGCAACTGGGTGCGCCGGACATCGGAAAGGAAGCAGGGCAATGGCACAGGATCTCGATCTCAGTCCCGCAACGGGTTTATCGTTCTCGCTGAGCGCCTTGCTCGGGAGGATGCAGACCGAGCAGCCGGGAGCCCCGCTGGCGATTTCTTCGACCCAGAAGGCCGAGGCTGAGCGCGCCCTCGCCGCGATCGAGGCCGCCCTGCAGCCCGCGCCGCAGGCGCTGGCGCTGCGCTGGATCTTGGCGCTCGGCACCCTGACCGCGACCAAGCCGGGCGAGGCCGACGGCGATGCCAAGGCCAGGGCCTACGCGGCGATGCTGGAATACCCGTCGTCGGCGTTCAGCCGGGCAAGCCTCGACGCGGCGGCGCGCAAGTTCAGGTGGTTTCCCAGCTACGCCGAGGTCTGCGAGCACCTAGAGGCCGAGGTCGCTGCGGCGAAGGCCCAGAGGCACCAGCTGCGCCGGGCGATCGCGCTGCCGGCGGAGGGGTCGAGGCCGGTCGGCAAGTGGTCAGAGATGACCGACGAGCAGAAGGCGGAATTCGAGGCGACGATGGAGAAGTTCCGGTCCCGGTTCGCCTCGGATGCCTCGCGCGGCCCCGAGGATGGCGCAGGAAGCGCGGAAGCCCGCTAACCCATGGCAGGGTAGCGGGCGACCGGGTTTCGGCGTTCCTAGGGCCGTTTCAGGCGGATTCGGGCCGGAGATGCCTCGGCAGGCGCTTGTAGGCGGTCCTGACCGCGTCCGACCACTCGTCGGCGGTCATCAGGTCGGTGTCGATGACGCCTCGGCGCAGGAGCACGTCGCGCAGCTGCCCGGCGTCGAGGAGGCTGGCCTCGCCCATGGCGTGGCGCAGGCGGGTGAGGCTCATTTCGGGGTGGACGCGCATGGTCAGGCCGAGATCTCCACGGCCGCGCCATCGGGATCGTGCCAACCCTCGGTGGCCGCGAGGTTCGCCGCCGCCTCGGCGTCGCGCCACGCCGAGGCGTAGCCGGTCAGTTCCCTGTCCGCCATCATGGCAGCGCGGTAAGCCAAGAACGCCGCTTCGGCGTCCCACACGCCCGCCGCCTCCAGCGCGGCACGGGCCGCCGACTTGGCGCGGGCGGTGTCGTCGGCATTGGCGAAGCTGCCGCCGTCAGTCCAGGTCACGTTGATAGTCATTGTCGTCTCCGTGGTTGGCGCCGCGGCGCCGGTTGCGATGAACAGAACATACACCGCCGGTGCAGGGTGACCATTGCAAAGAATGCGGGGCGGTATGCGCTTGACGCATGGGTGGCTTGACGGTCGAAGTGGACAGGGCCATCATGAACCAATGGCTAACCCAAGTTTCAAAAAAGGCGGGAAACCGGGGCCGGGACGCCCGAAAGGGCTGCCCAACAAGTCTACCGCGAACGCCCGCGAGGCCATCGCGGCTTTCGTCGAGCAGCAGACGCCCCGGCTTGGTCATCTTCTAGACCGCATCGAGGCCGAGGAAGGCCCACTGGCGGCGTTCCGGTGCATCCAGGACATGGTCGAGTATCATGTGCCGAAGCTGCAGCGCACCGAGGTGACCGGCGCGGATGGCGGGCCTCAGAAGATCATCTACGAGTGGGGCGAGCCGACGTGACCGAGCTGCGCGCTGCGCGCGTTCGGATGCCGTACAACCCGCGCAAGGCGTTCATGCCGTTTCACCGCAGGACGCAGCGGTGGTCCTGCCTCGTCGCCCATCGCCGTGCGGGCAAGACCGTGGCCGCTATCAACGACCTGATCCGCGCCGCGATCACCGCGCGCCAGCCGCATGCCCACTACGCCTACGTCGCGCCGTTTCGCTCGCAGGCCAAGTCGGTCGCTTGGGACTATCTGAAACGGTACGCCGAGCCAGCGACCGCCGGCGTAAACGAGGCCGAACTGCTGCTGACGACGCGCACCGGCGCAAAGATCCAGCTTTTCGGCGCGGACAACGCTGACGCGATGCGTGGCCTCGGGTTCGACGGCGCTTATCTCGACGAGTACGGCGACTTCCGCCCGAGCGTCTGGGGCAACGTCATCCGCCCGACGCTCTCGGACCGGCAGGGCTGGGCGGTGATCGGCGGGACGCCGAAGGGCCGCAATCAGTTCCACGAGGTCGTCGAGGCCGCGCAGCGATCGCCCGACTGGTTTTTCCTGCGCCTGCGGGCCAGCGACAGCGGCATCTTGCCGGAGACCGAACTCCACGCGCTTCGCGCGCAGCTGACGCAGGACCAGTACGACCAGGAGTACGAGTGCAGCTTCGACGCGGCCATCCTCGGCGCGTATTATGGCGTCGAGATGCGCGAGGCCCTCGACGCTGGCCGCATCCGATCGGTCCCGCACGACCCGGCGCTGCCGGCATACACCTCTTGGGACATCGGTTGGCGCGACGACACGGCGATCTGGTGGTGGCAGGTAGCCGGCGGCGAGATCCACGTCATCGACCACCACGCCTCGAGCGGCTCGACCATCGCGGAGCTGGCCGAGATCGTCGCGGGGCGGCCCTACAGGTACGGCAAGCATTACCTGCCGCACGACGCGCGGGCGAAGACGCTGGCCTCGGGCGGTCGCAGCGTGGTCGAGCAGCTGGCCGCGCTGCTGGGCGGGATCGGGATGTTCAACATCGTGGCTGACCTCGGCGTGCAGGACGGCATCCAGGCCGTGCGCCTCATGCTGCCGCGCGTCTGGTTCGACGACGAGCGGTGCCGCGAAGGCATCGAGGCGCTGCGCCAGTACCAGCGCGAGTACGACGAGGACAAGCGCGCCTTCCGCGCCGCGCCGCGGCATGATTGGACGAGCCACAGCGCGGACGCCTTCCGCATGATGGCGATCGCGTGGCGCGAGGAGCCGAGGGTCGAGCCGCCGCGCAGTGATCGGCCACTATTGATAGGGCCTGACAACTCGGCTACCCTCAACGACATGTGGGCCGCGTCGGCAGCCCGATCTCGGAGCGCGCGCATATGAGCGACAGCGAGTACCACGCCGCAATGGGCGAGTTCGCAGGCCGAGTGCTTTGCACCGGCATCGCCGCGCTGATCGACGCCACCATCTACAAGCTCCGATTCCTGTCCTGAGGAGGCCCGAATGGCCGGCGTGAACAACCCGTATCGCTACGCTTACGAGACCGTCGCGGCCTCGCAGTCGCAGCAGGTCATCGGCCCGACCGGGGCGACCGGCGATTACCTGCACCGCATCGTCGTCGCCGTCGCCACCGCCGCGACCTCGACGGTCTCGGTGATCGACGGCTCGACCACGGTCCTCGCGATCCCGGCCAACACGCCGATCGGCGTCTATTCGATCGAGATCAACGCCGTCAGCGCCAGCGGTGCGTGGAAAGTCACGACAGGCGCGGGCGCGACGGTCCTGGCGGTCGGGATCTTCTCCTGATGAGCGCGGCGTGGCAGCGCAAGGAGGGGAAGAACCCCGCCGGCGGGCTGAACGCCAAGGGCCGCGCCAGCTACAAGGCCGAGACCGGCGGCACCCTCAAGCCGCCCGTGAAGTCCGGCGACAACCCGCGCCGCGCCTCGTTCCTCGCGCGCATGGGCAACATGCCCGGCCCGATGAGGGACGAGAAGGGCCGCCCGACTCGCTTGGCGCTCGCGCTCCGGGCATGGGGCGCATCGTCCAAGGCCGACGCGAAGGCCAAGGCCCGCGCCATCAGCGCGCGAAACAAGGAGTGATCCAGATGGCGATGAGCCGCGAAGAACAGGACGCCTTCGACCGCCGGATGGCGGGCATGGACCCGATGCTGCGCCCCGAGGGTACCGCAGGCGGCCCGGTTCGCAGCTACAGTTTCAGCGACCTTCGCCGCATGCTCGGGTTCGGTGAGCGCCCGGCCATGTCGCCCGCCGAGGCTGCCGACGCCGCGCAGATGTACGAGCGCCTGCCCAACGCCGCCCTTCCCCCGACGCCGCCCGGCGACTACGACGCGCCGTCACCGTCGATCCCGTACATGCCCAGCACCGACCCGCGCGGCGCTGCGGCTCCGATCTCGGCCCCGCCACGTCCCGCCGCCCCGCCCCGCCCGCGCCTGCCGATGATGCAGGGTCTGCCGACGAACGAGGCGGGCTTCGTGCCGCCGCGCGTCGATACGTTCGGCGGCCTGTCGCCGGAGGACATGGCGGCGATGGCCGCACCCGCGCCCGCACCCGCGATGCCCCCGGCGGCGGACCCCATCGGGCCGCCGCCGGCGCGCCCGGTCGCAGCTCGCGGTCGCCCGTCGCCAGCCGATCTGGCCCGGGCGCTACGCGAATCCGACGAGCGGTTCGCGCGCAGCACCGCGCCGCGATGATCTCGATCGCCACTGTCCTGCGCTCCGGCGGCGACTACCGCGCCGAGCATGTCCGCGCCCTGGCCGACATGTGCCGCCGGTTCGCGCCGGAGCATCGGTTCGTCTGCCTGACCGACCAGTGCTTCGCCTTCGCTCACAGCTGGGACATCGACGCGCGACCGCTGAAGCATGACTGGTCGGGCTGGTGGGCCAAGATGGAGCTGTTCACGCTGCCCGGTCCCGTTCTGTTCTTCGACCTCGACACCGTTCTGCGCCGCGATATCACGCCGCTGGTCGAGCTTGTCCGCGACGAGGAGTTCGCCATCCTACGCGACTTCTACCGCGGGAGGACCAACCGCCATGCGATGCAGTCCTCGATGATGTGGTGGAGCGGCGACCAGTCGCGGCTCACGGCCCGCTTCGCTGCCGACCCGCGCTTCTACCTCGGCGGCGACCAGGAGTGGCTGGAGCAGCACTACGACCGCCCGGCGACCTACTGGCAGGACGTGTGCCCGAAAGCCATCGGCTCCTTCAAGGCGAGCCCGCGCACCGAGCAGGAGCGGGTCATCATCTTCCACGGCCAGCCGCGACCGTGGCAGCAGACCGAGGTCGAGTACCATGCAGCGGCGTGAAGGCTGGCTCGTCCCCGACGCGGACCAAGTCGCGCTGGAGATCATTCTGCGCGAGGTCGAGGATCTCGACACCGACATCCTGCCGCGAACCGATGGCAGGCGCACCGTCGTGCAGGCCGGTGGCAACATCGGCATCTGGCCGGTCGCGCTCGCCCGGCACTTCGACTGCGTCGTGACCGCCGAGCCCGACGAGTTCAATCACGCCGCGCTGATGGCGAACCTCGATGAGCGCCTGCGGGGCGCGCGGGTCATGGCCTATCGCGGCGCGTTCGGCGCGCGGCCCGGCACCGGCGCGATGGACCGCTTCGACCCGCACAACGTCGGCGCGCACAGGGTCAAGGACGGGTCCGAGTTCTCGATCATGCGGATCGACAGCCTCGAGATCGACGACTGCGACCTGCTCTGCCTCGACGTGGAGGGCTACGAGCACGCCGCGGTTCTCGGCGCGGAGCGGACGATCAAGCACTCCTGGCCGACCATCGTGCTGGAGCTGAAGGGCCTCGGTGAGCGGTACGGCACGACCGATGTCGATACCATCACCATGCTGGCCGACTGGGGCTACATGATCGCGGGCCACGTCCACCGCGACGTCATCTTCCGCAGGAGGCCGTGATGGCCGACGCCGTGCCGACCGGAGTGCAGAAGTACCTGCAGGCGATCTCGACCTACGAACGCGAATTCGAACGCTGGCAGAAGCGCGCGACGAAGATCATCAAGCGGTACCGCGACGACATGCGGACGCAGTCGGGCAACGAGACCGTCAAGTTCAACATCCTCTGGTCGAACGTCCAGACGCTGATCCCGGCGGTCTACGCCAAGTTGCCGAAGGCGTCGGCGGCCCGGCGCTTCGGTGACAACGACCAAGTCGGTCGCGTCGCCGCGCAGCTGATCGAGCGCGCCCTCGACTACGAGATCGAGCATTACCCCGACTTCCGCGCGACGATGAGGTACGCCGTCGAGGACCGCTTCCTCGGCGGGCGCGGCGTCGCATGGGTGCGCTACGAGCCGCATGTCCGCGCGCAGGAACTGGCGATGCCCGAGGACGGCACGCAGGTCACCGAGGACGTGGACGAGGACGGCAACGAGGCCGAGACGCCCGAGGAGATCGAGTACGAGTGCGCGCCGGTGGACTACGTCCACTGGAAGGACTTCGGCCATTCGTCGGCCAGGACATGGGAAGAGGTCACGCAGGTCTGGCGCTGGGTCTACATGACCCGCGAGGCGCTGGTTGAGCGTTTCGGCGAGGAGATGGGCCGCAAGATCCCGCTCGACAGCGGCCCCGACAACCTCGACGGCCCGAACCGGCAGCGCGAGGGTACGCGGGCGAAGATCTGCGAGTTGTGGTGCAAGGAGACCCAGAAGGTCTACTGGCTCCACAAGGGCATGTCGCAGTTCGTGGACGAGCGCGACGACCCGCTAGGGCTGGAGAACTTCTTCCCCTGCCCGCGCCCGCTCTACGCCACGACGACCTCGGACAGCCTCGTCCCGGTGCCTGACTTCCTGCTCTATCAGGATCAGGCCAACGAGCTCGACATCCTGTCCGACCGCATCGACGGGCTTGTCAAGGCGCTCCGCATGCGCGGCGTCTACGATGCCTCGCAGCCTGCCCTGCAGCGGCTCCTGACCGAGGGCGACAACAACGCGCTGATCCCGGTCGACAAGTGGATGGCGTTTGGCGAGAAGGGCGGCCTCAAGGGGTCGATCGACCTGCTGCCGCTCGACACCCTCGCCCAGGCGCTGCTGCAGTGCTACGGCGCGCGCGAGCAGATCAAGGCGCAGATCTACGAGATCACCGGCATTTCGGACATCATCCGAGGCCAGACCGCGGCGAGCGAGACCGCGACGGCCCAGCAGATCAAGGGCCAGTATGCCGGGCTGCGGCTGCGGTCCATGCAGGAGGAGGTCGCGCTCTTCGCCTCCGAACTTATCCGGCTCAAGGCCCAGATCATCTGCCAGCTCTTCCAGCCGCAGACGATCTTGCAGTACGCCGCAGCGCAGCAGATGTCGCCCGAGGATCAGCAGATGATCCCGCAGGCGCTGCAGCTGCTGGCCGACAAGCCGCTGCGGAACTTCCGCGTCGAGGTCGCGTCGGACAGCCTCGTCCAGATCGACGAGGCGCAGAACAAGCAGGACCGGCTGGAGTTCGTGCAGGCCTATGGCGGCTTCCTCGAGAAGGCGCTGCCGGTCGTGCAGCAGGTGCCGCAGGTCGCGCCGATCGTGGTCGAGCTGATGAAGTACGGCATCGGCGCGTTCAAGCAGGCAGAGGCCATCGAGGGCACCCTCG